TGCTGATGCAATCGAGGCTTTCGGCCTGCGCCTCGAGCGCATCGAGGATGGGGCGATAGAGGCGTCGCAACCCGGTGCCGGCGATAAACCGCACCTCGAGCACCCGGCAGCGCGGGTATTGACGGATTTCGGTGACGACAACCGCGGCGATCGGGCCACCATCGCGGATGACAAACATCGACAGCCGGCCCTGCATCACTAAGAGCAGGATATCGATCGGCTCATAGGCGCGATCACGGTCAGTCGCACGTTTGAGGATTGGCTCGATCTGCGGCCAGCACAGCAGGATGTCGTCCGGCGGCGGCAGGCTTACATCGATCTCGTCAGCCCAGGAGGACGGCGACGTAGGTAAGGTCAGTATATGTGCTGTTGGCATGATGTATCGTCGCGCTGCCCCTGGTCGGCTCGATCCAAATCGTCGGCAACATATCGACGGCGTGCGCGCTTGCCGGCATCAGCCCGATAAACGTGTATCGACCGATCCGGCTGTCCATAAACATCGAATTGGTGGCGTTGGCGGCGAGCGTCACCTCCATCGTCGCGCCGATGCTGCCACGCAGTACCTTGTTGAGCGCACCGGCAACACGCACCAGGCTGGCGCCGACATTGCCGACATCGGCCGGGATGAGCGGGATAACCGGCGGCCGGTCGAGGATCGCGTCCGCCATCAGCGAATGCCCTCGGGCCGCGCCATCGCGTCGATGCCCATCAGATTGCGGAAGTTGGCGCCCGCCGGCAGTGTCATCTGGAACCTGACATATCGCCCGGTGCAGCGCTGCGGGCAATTGCCGAGGATGTTCTCGGGCACTGCTCCCTGATAGACGACCGACTGTCTCAGCATCTCGCGCGTGCCGATCGCCACGCTCGCTGGCATGATCGCATCGTGCAACGGCCGGGCGCCGGTGATGCGCGCGCGGCGGTCGGGGAAGAGCTGCCCCTCAGTAGTCTCGATCGTCGCCGCCAGGCTCGGGCCGGTGACGAAGTTCTGCCGATGGGCGCCGTCAAACCAGGTGATCAGCGGATTGCCGCCAGTCCACACCGGGCTATCGAGCGAGAATTTGAGCTCTTCCAGACTGCCAAACGGGTCGAGCTGATCGAGATTATAGCCCGCCGTCGAGTAGGTTATGCTCTCGACCCATTCGACCGGCGTCGCGGTTAATTCGATCAGCGACCAGCGGCTCAGCTCCCAATTGAACACGATGCAGCGGTTGAACAGCCCGCTATTGCCCTGCCCGTGATAGAACCACAGGATGAGCTTGCGGGTCGGGTCCCAAGTCCCCTGGACATCGCGCAGATGCGCTACGTCGAGGTCGTCCATGAATGTGCGATCAACCTTCTGCGCTCCGATGCCCATGCTCGCGGCGCCATCGAAGGCGTAGAAGCCGTCGCTGCCGAGGTAATAGCACACTGCGCTGTCGACCCCGCTGGCGTTAGGCAGCCGCCGCAGCACCACCGAGAGTGATGCATCGGTGCCGGCCGAACCCTGCGCCACGGCAAAGTCAAAAATCGCCGGGCTGCCGGCATAGGCAACGCGGTAGATCCCCCGCTCGCAAAACACGGCGCCATCGGCCGCCGACAGGTGCCCGCCGACGACCTGGGTGATCGAGCCGAGATCGGTTTGCACCAGATCCTGAAAATCGCTTTGCAGCTCGATCGCCACATTGGTCCCGACCGCCGGCCAATTTGTCGGGTCGCCGATCGCCGGCCAGCGCAAGCGATACGCGACCGGGCCATCAAAGCTGTCGTACGTGTTGCCGACCATGAGGAAATCACGGATCACCGCGCAATGGCGCGCCCGCGGCGCGTCCGGCGAGAGATCGCTAAAGGCCGCGTCGACACCGGCCAGCATGCTCTGGATCGGGTCGCTATAATTGGTCGCGATGATCCGATTGCCAAACGAGGTCATGTTCCAATTGCCGTCATCCGGCGTCGTGTACGGCGCGCTCGGGCCACTCACGTCGGCAAAATCGGTCTGCCCTGTCGGTTGCATATAAAGATGCGTCGTCGTCGCGGCGTAGTTGAAGACATCTCCATTCGCGTCGCGATAGCCGTAGGAGCCGCAGACCTTGTCAGGCAGCGGCGCCGAATAGGGCACCGGGCTCGGCATCGCGGTATAGGAGCGCTGGGTGCGCGGCACGACATTGGTGGCTGTGACCGTGCCGGGGTTGCCAAAGGCCGGCCCATCGGGTAGCCATTCACCGAAAGGAAGAATTGCCATGTCAGACCTATACGGCGATCCGCCAATGCCGATGATCACGCGCAAGCGTGAGGCGCTCCGCGAAATCCGGCGTTGCGGCTATCTCAATTTCTTCCAAGGCATGGATAGCTGGTTCCGCGCTCACAGCGTGCCCGGCGGCGAATCGATGGAATGCCGCGTCATCGACTACGGTCTTGCCGACCGGCTCATCCGAGACGGCCTGGTGCGTCTTGCTGGCGAACATGTCGATCTAACGGGCACTCTGGTTCGATGGTACAGCCTGACTTGCCAACAACCCTGCCGGCAGACCCCATAGCAACTGCTTACCCTGCGCGAAGTATTTGAGTACATCGCGCGGGTCCATGTTGAATTTATCCGCGGTGTCGCGGATCTTCTGTTCCATGCTTTCGGCGAAAGTCTGAACCGGGCCAGGCGGTTCCATGTTAACCCATGACGCCTCCTGCTGCCGGGCTGGCGTGATACCCATCTGATTTGCCAGGTCCTGACCTGTGCCTTCCAGATACCCGTAATGCTGCTTGTCCGGGGCGGTGATGATATCGCCCTTCGTATTACGCAAGTTCCAGATCGTGCCGTTTCGCGTATCCCAAGTGTAAGGGTTCATATTGCCCGTAAGGTTCTCAGAGAACGAAGCTGGCTTGGGATTGCCAACGGAGTCGATGCTCTGCGTCGGCCACCAGTTCTGCACGTTTGTCAAATGCTGCTGCTGCGCCGCATGTCCGTAGCCCGAGCCCTTTGGTGGAGGCTCTGTCGGCATAGCTTCAGGGTCATCGAGATACTTCTGATAGTACCAACTCGCCATCCGCTGGTTTTGCGGGACCCGCGCCAGATTGGTCGTATTGCCCATCATGTCGGTATAGAGCTTCAGATTGCGTGCAGCATCCTCGCTGGAGCCGAGCGCGTTACCGAAGGCATCTAATAGCGGCGACGGGTTGTACCAGTATCTATCGCCCAGGCGTTCCAATCCTGACTCGGTCTGTGCCCTGACCTGTGCCATATTTTCGGGCGAGCTGATCGCCCGGACATAATCAGGTATGCCCTTTGGCGGAGGCGGCGCTCGCAACAACGGTGTCTGCGGCACATCAGGCGGCTGCAACGAATAGTCAAAAAGCGGAGCGTCTGCCCCCTTGCTAACATAAGGTGCGCTCACGTTACCTTTAGGCAAGGCTTTGGTTCCCAAGCCACCGCCAGAGAAACCCATTGCAAGGTTCTGCGCCTGATCAAGCGCTTGCGGATCGAGCGCATTGGCAGCAAGAGATCGGTTGGGATCATAGTGATCCTGGGGTATCGCGTTCGCTGCCATCCGACCGCTCGCTACGTCAGCAAGATAGCCCGTCACCGCTGGCTGCATCGCTGTCGACGCCTGCGCCGCGCCCTGCGCCTCCGGGTCGCCCTGGCCGAGCATCGAGTGTAGCCATCCCCAGAGCGACGAGGGATCGGGCTGTTGTGGCGTCTGCGTATAGGGATCGGTGGCGTCATCAAACAGACCCACCATTACATCTGCACCCGATTGCCCAGCAGGCGTTGCATCAGGTCGGTAAAAGGCGTCGACGGCGGCGAGACTGCCGGCGGGTAATCCCTTGCGCCGCCCTCATCGCGTGGATAATCCTGCGCCCCTCTTTGGTTCCGCATGTGCTGCTGCAGCATGTAATCATTCTGCGGTCGGCCTATGCGCGCCAGCATTTCATCCATAAGCCCCCGGTAAGAGTAAGGCCAAGGCCCCGGCGCGGGCATCTCACCCTCGCCAGTCGAGGGCGCGGTCTGCATGTATCGCTGCACATCCGGCGGCAGCCACGACGGCAACGACGGAATTTGTTCATCGGCCGATCCCATCATCCCCGTATAAGGCGTCGGCGGGTCTAGCAAGCCGGGCATTAGGTCATTTCCAGTAGACCCAGCCGCTGCCGGTCACATAGCGGAACTCGAGCCCCGATCCGGGGCCATAGGCATTGGTCGGCGTATTGGGGATGGCGACGCCGTTGTAGTCCTGGATGTGCAGCGCCGTGACAGGGTTGCGGAAGCTGATCTCGAGCAGGAGGTTTGCCCCCGGCGGCGGCGGCAGCTTAAAGGTCAACGAGCTGAGCGTGGCCGCGTTGTTGACATAAATCGGCGTCGTATCGGTCAGCGTGACGGTCGCGCCGTCAGCCGGCGAGATACCTCCTGTCGGCGGGCCCGGCGGCGGCGCTGGCGGGATCGGCGACTGACTACCGCTAGCACCCCGCCCTGCCCGCATCACATCAGTCTGGATCATCAGGCCCGCTGGATATTTCGCCCGCCGATCAGCCAGGCGAATGCGCTCGATCGCCGTCTCGCGCCCGGCCAGCCACATCTGCGCGCGCGGATCGTCGCCGATGTAAGGCGCGGCATAAGCCAGCGTGCCCCAGAGGTAAGCGCTCGGATATTGCTGGAGGAGCCAGTTGGTGGCGACCGTGTTACTGAGGGGTATGATGCCCGACAGGTAGCCGATATTGATCGGGTCCGGCGTGTCGCCCGCATTGCCAACAATGCGCAGGTTCAAGCC